AGGGGTTTCCCCCTCTACTACTAGCAACCGGAGATGAACATGCGCACGCGCAAGAGGAATGTCAAATATGGAGGGCAGTTGATAGCCTATTCGGGGGGTTCTCCCCCCGGAGCAGCCGTCTATGCTCCTTCATATACTGATATACACTCTTGTACGGACGAAGTTCATAAAGGTCCTCCCTATCGTGACGGTGGCCCGCTTGCCGTTCAAAGAACGGTGACGCGGGTCGGTATCACGGCCTCTGTATTATCCAGAAGAACAGCCCTTCCGAGCTACTATTACTTTGGCTCGTTCTACTGCCCTGTACCTGGTAACGCCCTTCCTTTGGAAGGGTCAATATCAGGTCTCGGGGCTGAGGGTTGGTCTAGAAGTATTCCGGGATCTCCTATACTCTCGCTCGGTGTCTCCATCGGCGAGATGAAGGATTTGCCACGGATGCTTCTGGGTGCTAAGAAGTTCTTTTCGAACCTCTCGCACCTTGGACTTAAGTTCTCTAAGACCCCAAAGAGGGTCGCAGACCTTAAGAACTCGGGTTGGAATCCCGGTGACGATTATCTTAACCTTCAGTTTGGATGGGTTCCTTTTGTGCGGGATCTTTATGGAGCTTTAACGTTCCAAGAGAAACTCGCGAAGAAACTCGCCGCTCTGAAGAAAGGTAACGGCCGGAATCGTCGGTACTATAGGCTCCTTAGGAATGAACATTGGGAGAAAGCGGTTAATCCCGCTCAACCCACATTCACTTCTTTGGCGCCCGTTATATCGACGTTTGCCTACCCGTCTGGCGCAATTGAACCAAGAGACGTCAAGCAAATATATAGTAAACGAGCGTGGTTTGAAGCCGCGTTCACATACTATATTCCAGAGTTGGACGATCCTTCAGCAAATCTTACTAAGCTGAAATTCGACCTTCTCGGGTTATCACTGGATCCTGTTGTGATCTACAACTTGGTCCCGTGGTCTTGGCTAATCGATTGGTTCACCAATACAGGTGCTATAGTGCGTAACGCAGTCCTTATGAGCAGATATCATGTTGTTGCTCGATACGCGTACGTTATGAAGTCTGAAGAGACTACATTCGTACAATCGGGTACACATGACATGTTCATCGGGACAAACTCCTCCGTGGTGGGTCGGCTAAGTGCCGAATCATCTCGGAAGAGAGTCTATCGTAGGAGGGAGGTCGCCAACCCTTACGGGTTCGGCGTTACTGATGCGTCACTTTCGGCGTATCAGTGGTCCATTCTGATTGCTCTCGGGCTCACCCGGCTTCGCTAGGAAAACAAGCGAGGCCCAAAAACAAGAAAAGGACTGATCATGCTTTCTGATCCACTTTCGATTACCCTCAACGCCACGATCACCCCTTCGGGTGGGACGGCGAAGAGTCTTCCTAGGATCCGCACGGACGGATATGCGTCGGAGTACCAGTCGTCAGACGGTCTCTATTCGGCCAAGGTTACCCACACTCGTGGGAACCGTGTTCGTTCAGAGTTCCGCGTTGACTTCTATACTACCTACGCAGATCCTACGACGGGTCTGACGAAGAACGTGTCAGCCTCTGCATACGTTGTGGTGAACCGTCCCCAGGCTGGGTTTACTTCTACCCAGCTCAAGGACATTTTGTTCGCCGCATGTGCGTACGCTGGCGTAACGACGAACGCAGACAAATTGTTGGCTCTGGAGTCCTAGCGATAGGATTTAAGGGTGCGAACCCTTTAAGTGCTGGAATGCACTTTCCATTATAGAGCCTTGTCTACGCAGTGACTTCTTAGTCACCTCATTGGAGTTCAGTGATGAAAACCAACGTTTCGTTGTGGATCGGTTTATTCTACTCGTTGCTTTTAGGTCTGGCTTTGTCAGCCTGTTCCTTAAGCTATAACGATGATGGAGTATGCGTAGAGTCCCCTGGAAACAAATGTCCAGCGGCCTCGCCGCAGAAGCCGACCGAAAGTAGCTGGCTAGCCTGAGAAGGGCTAATCAACGTGTCGCAGTTTGGGTTCGCCCAAACTGCGGCGCTTTCGTCCGGTCTCCGAGTTCATTGTTGAGTAGAACGCATGTCAGGCAGGATTGACCTTAACCCCAATAAAGGAGTAGTCATGAAAAGCCTGAACATCCTTCAACAATTGTTGCAGGACGCATCGGATTCTACCGGTGCTAGTACTACTCGTGACCTAATAACTATTAGGTCGCGTTGCGAACACGAAGGACCATCGTTCCTTACGATGATCCTGCCCGAGTTCTGTCAGTGGATTGAGAAATCCATTGAAGAGGGCATGGTTGGGACTGAGATCTTTTCAAAGTTTCGCAGAACGCGAAGCTCGAAAGGATCCGCCTTGCCGTGTTTTCTACACGGGTTGACTTCCCTTGTGTTCGATTCGAAGAGTGGTCTGCTGAAAGAAACAGCAGACGTAAATGCCGTGCTCTTCATACGGCAGATCTGTCTCGCGTTTAAAAAGGTTAAAGCGAAGTGCACCCCTAAAAGGGAGCGCCTAGCCCTCCTCTATAACGTTGAGGTTGATTCCTCTTTGAAACAGAGTGATCGACGTATGTTCTTCTCCGTTGTCGATAGAATATGCATAGATACGGTGATAAGCCGTATGTTAGCATACTATAAAGACGAAGGGAAGCTCCCAAGACATGGAAAAGGCGCGACTGTGGAACGTTTCCGCAGTAACGAAAAGTACATGTCAAGGGGGTACTTACGTCGTTGGGATCAAGTTATCGGCTGGGAAGAGCTCTATGGCATGAATACCATAGACCAGTTCGATAGCGACCTTGTGATCGAGCCCAAAGACGAAAAACCAGTGCGGGTTATTACCGTGCCGAAGACCTTGAAAAGTCCTCGGATTATCGCGGTAGAGCCCGTTGCTATGCAGTATGCACAGCAGCTGGTCGCTCGTCGACTAATGGACTCGGTTGGTAAGTCGCCGTTTGGCCGTTACGTCAACTTCTATTCGCAAGTAGCGAATAGAGACGCAGCGCTTTCGAGCTCAAAAACTCGAGAGATGGCCACTCTAGACTTATCCGAAGCATCTGATCGTGTGAGCTGTAAGCTTGTACGTGAGATCTTCCGGACTCGGAAAGACGTCCTAAAGGAATTGTTTTCCGTTAGGAGCGGTCGTGCCGGGTATCCGCATGGTTCCGTCGTAAACTTACGGCGGTACGCTTCGATGGGGTCGGCAACCACTTTTCCTGTCGAAGCCATTGTGTTCTACGCGCTGGTCGTATCGGCCTGCGCGCAGGCGCACTTTGGTGATATGAGCCTCCGTAACAGGAGGATCTCATGTTATTCGACTGGACGAAGTGGCGTGGACCAGAGGCCTAACGGCCACGGGTTCAAAGTAAAAGAGACGTCAAGTCTCCTTGCCTCCCTTCGCCTTGTTGCTGACAGAGTACTAGTGTTTGGGGATGATATCGTAGTCCCCGCGCACTTCTGCCAAGCCGTCATCGACTACCTAGAGCTTTATGGGCTCAAAGTGAACCTGAAGAAGACCTTTCACAAAGGTCCTTTTCGGGAGAGCTGTGGTATGGATGCATTTAAGGGTTATAACATAACCCCGACATACGTCCGCCACGACCCTTTCGATGACTCGAAGAGTCCTGAGTGGTTTGCTGCAACTGTAGCGCTGTCCAACCAGCTATTCCTGAAAGGAATGTGGAAGACAGCTGACTACGTGAGCGGTTTGCTTCCAAAGCTACCGCTTGTTGCAATGACGTCACCAGGCCTAGGTTTTTGGCACTATACCGGAGCGTACACCCCACAACGTTATTCCGTGAGGAACAACGAGTGGCAAGTGTACACTTGGTGTATATCGGCTCGCCGTCAGTCTGACAAGATTGACGGGACCGACGCGTTGCTGAAACACTTCATCACTGCTAAGGAGCAGGATGGCGTGCAGCTAGGGCTCTTCCCAGAGCCCTTGACAACGGCGCCAGATCATCTGGACCATTCGACGAAACGTTATTCGTCGAAACTCTCCAAAAAATGGGTTACACCCTACTAGGGTGTAGCTTGGGGTTTTAGTCCCCATTCGAGGAGCGCATTTGTGCGGTCCCTTCACCTTCGGGTGAAGTGATTGGGCTGCCCGTGGCGACTAACAAGTCGATCGGACAGCCCGAAAGGAGTCTGCACATTGCTGTG